CGGAGGGGCATAGGAAGCGTTAAAACCGCCCTGAGAGCCTCCATAACCCATTGGTTGACACATTGGTTGCACTGGAGGATTAAACGCTTTGGCGGCACTAGACATAGCTCGTTTACCAATAACTCCACCAATGCCACCCACGATCAGCAGAACAATGTCGTTCAGCATCTTGGTGTAGGCTTGGTCAATCGGGGCCATGCTCTTGATAGGCTGAGTGACAAAAGTCACAGAGTAGAGCAAAGCAGCAACAATAAACATGAGGATAAGTGTGACTGCAATCACAACAAACCCCCAAATCCTTACCTCAATCTCTTCAGTTGTTAGCTTTGGTTTCTGGTTGGACATCATTGATTTTTTTCTCCAAGATTGGGGCAACCAAGTATTCTGGGCAGGTTTGAGTGAATTGGCATCTAGGTTTCTGACATTGTTCAGCATGGAAATTGTCTGGGTTTTGGCAAAAATAGCGATATTTCTCATCACAACCATGTAGCATAAAAGCTACAAATACAAGTAAGTACTTCATTTACCAAGACCAACCTTTCCAAGCAGTAAATTAACGATCCGATCCGAGAGATCATCGGGCAAAAAGCGGAGAAAACCAAGCAGCCATAAAGCCACTACACCATAAACGAATATCTTTAGGCATAGGTCAAAGGTCTTTTGGTACTCATTCACCGACCACACCTTCTGGTTGCTTCACAGAATGTCATCAGCTCATTGACACCAACAAAGACTAGAAACAAAACAAAGAATATTCCACCTATTGCCAAGCCAATCTCTAGTTGTTCTTGCTCTTTTTGTTTGGCGGCTTTCTCTGCTTTCTTTAATGCGCTTATCTCTTTGGCATCTGCTAAGTCCATCTCTGCTTGACGGGCTTTGATCTTCTGCCAGACATCAATCTTGCCTGTCTGCATGAAGAGCATCTTTAACTCTTCCTCAAACGCTCTGGCTTGCTCTAATGCCATCTCAATCTGCAAAGCCGTACCCATGTTTGAGCCTTTACCAGACTGCTTGGCTTGAAGCATAGCTTTTGTAGCTACAGACTTAGCGTCAAATAGCTTACCAATCATAGGCGCAAGTGAGCCTAAGTCTTGGGCAACTCCTGCTGCCTTCTTGACCATGCTAATTGCTGACTGTATGCCAGCTAAGGCTGTGATTGGATCAATCATTTTTTATCAACTTTTTGCCACTCAAGGCATACTACTTTTCGGTTGTAAACATCACCTGTCCACGCCCACCTGACACATCTATATTCAGTTTTATCTTTACTAGATGCCACCAATGTAAACAATATTGATGACATTAGTAACCATTTCACGGGTACGCCCAAATTATTATGTAGCTACAAAAGGCCACAAAGACAGTAATACTGACTGCTGCAATGATCGCAAACAGCCAATCTTTCATGTTATCTTGGGAGCAAGAAACGCTCAGTACCATACTCAGGCATCTGTCCTAATCCATAGTTGGTCATCGGATTAGAAGTGATCCTGTTTAATAGTCCTGGCATTTGTGGTTGTGAGCTAGGCAACATATTGCGTTGATACATTGGGCTAGTAATACCTGCTCGTACCGCAGGGCGACCTAACACAGTACCCAACATAGATGGACTACCAGATGATGCGGCAGCAATACCTGCAGCGCCTACATCCAAAGGACTAATGCCAGGCACACTACCAACTCTTGCAACATTTTGGAATGCAGCAGGATAAGCAGCAGCCGCATTAGACAAGGCTTGAAGTTCGCTAGGAACAATCTTTCCAGTAGCAGCACGTTGGCCTAATTTAGCACCAGATACATCACCAGTCGCAGCATTCAATGCCTTCTCTATTGTGTAGCTTTTTGCAATATCTTTACGAGCTTGCTTAAAGTTATCCATTACATCTGGCTGATTAAAATTCTTTAAATTTCTCTCTGCAAGATCTTCAAGTTGATTAGCTGAAAACTTTTGTACTTGTGCTAAACGTATTTTGTCTGGATCTCCAGATCGAAAATTAATGTCACTATCTGATCGCAAAACTTTTATTTTTTCAACAAGACCATCACCATCAAAACGTAATTGTTTTAATTCATTTAAAAGATTTAATTCTTCTCCAGACTTAACAAGACCACCTCTTTTTTGTATTTCTGCGGTCTTAGCATTAACATCATTTAAAAATGATTTGTCTGAATAGTAAGCAGGGTTTGCTCTAAGTGCATCATATGCTTGGCCTTTGACATTGCGATAGTCTTTTAATACTTCTGGCGTGATAACTGTATCTTCTGGCAAGTTCAAAGCTTTACGAGCTTGAGCATTGACTACTTCTTGATTCTTGATAGAAGCAACTTGACCAGTTTGTTGTTTACCAGAGAATCCCTCTAAAAGCCTATTTAACACAGATGGATTAACTTGTGTTGGAGGCAATGTAGCGCCTTGTGCAATTGCACGTTCAGCAACCAACTGAGCTTGTGTCAGATTAGCTGGCGTTTTAGGAGTCGTTAAAGCACTCACAGATGCTGTAGGTGCAGTTAACAAACCACCAACTGCAGCTTCATTAACTACTTGTGCAGGGTTAATGGTTCCTGTTGTTGCTTGTTGTTGTGCAGCAGATGAAAGTGCTGCAGTAGTACCGCCTGCAGCTACATTCTGTGCCAACGCAACAGTTCTAGGTGCCGCCTGAGCTAATGCTGTAGGTGTAGCAGAAACAATAGACTTTTGCATAGCACCAGGCAAAAGTAAATTAGCAGGATCAGGCAAACCAGATAACATCCCACCAACTAGCAATCCTGGACGCTCTGTTGCAACTTTATAAGTGCCTTTAAGAATATCACTAACAGATTGAGTTGGTTGAGCAACAGGCTGTTGTTTAGTGCGATCAATGCCAAGGTATTCATCAGATAAACCAAGCTTGCTCAAGCCACCTTTAATGCCTTGAGACATTAAATCAGCAGCTCCAAAGATCAACTGTCCACCAGTAGTCTTGCCACGCAAAACATCTAATGGGTTGAAGCTTGCGGCAACATCTTGCTGAAACTGTGACTTAGGTTGAAATGCTTGTGCTCGTACACTTGCCATCAAATCATTAGATGTGGTTTGTGTTTTAGGAGTTTGTTGAGTTGTTTGTTGTCCACCAGTTAAAGGAACAAAATCATCTGCGGCTACAGTTTTAGGAGTCGCTTTAGCTGTAGTTTCTTGTCCGAAAGGAACGAAATCGTCATCAGTTGTAGATTTAGACATAAAGCTTTGAACCTTTTGTACATAATTTTGAGTCTCTTTAAATGGAGGAACACCACCATACTTTTTAACATTGCCTGGACCAGCGTTATAAGCCGCCATAACCAAAGTTGGGTCTTGGAATCTTTGAGTCAATTGGCCTAGATACTTAACACCGCCACGGATGTTATCTTTCCAATCCATGCGATTAACGCCAAGATCTTTGGATGTAGCGCCCATTAACTGCATAGGTCCATAGGCACGATCACCAGACTTTGTTTTTGGTCCAATGGCGTTAAAAGCACCACCAGACTCTGTTTCAACAATGCCTTGTACTAACGAAAGAGGAACACCTTGACGCTCTGCCTCTTGAGCAGCAAAAGCAAAGATTTCGTCTTTAGTTGCCATTATTGACCTACTGTATATGTAGAGCCATCAGGCTTCTTAATAAGGATAGCACCAGTAGATTTGCTACGGCCTACTGTAAAACCAGATGGCATTACAGGAGTACCTTGTGAGCCACCACGTTGCCAAGCAGCAACTTGCTCATTAAGGAACTGGTTAACTTTTGGATGGTTATACAAACGTGGATTATCAGGAGAATTAGCCCATGCCGTGTAAATGGCTTTAGGATCACCCGTATAGGCATCAATAAATCTCTGACGAGCATCATCTTTATCTGCGGCAGCGATCTCCAAAGCAGACACATACTTAGTAACAAACTTAGGATCAGTTACGCCAGTTGTGGCCTTATCAACAATACCGCCCTCAAACGCATTGGCATTGCCTTTAATGTTTCTCAAGCCCTTCAAAACACCTTCAGATCGTGTCTTGTTTAGCAAGTTGACATTGCCTACCAATGAGTCAAATTTATCGCCAACACCAGGTATTGCTCTCATATAAGCCGCACCCGTAGCAAAAAACTCTGTAAGTTTATTTGGGTCAAGTTGTTCAGCAGCGTTATACAAATATTCAGCAGAAGTCTTACGATCACCAACAGTCATTGCGGCATCTAAAGATGTCTTTGTGAACTCGTTGTATCGGTCAGAAGTGGCTTTATTTACTGCCTCTTGAGCAGGAGAAATCTTTGCTACTGCTCCAGATACTCCACCTGTTGGAGTAGTTCCTGCACCGCCAGCACGAGGAGGCTGAGTAAGAAGAGAAGATCTAGGAACATAATACGCTCTTCCATCTGCACCAATAACTTGTTCAACTTGACCTTGTGCTTGAGCCATTGCTTTGGCACCTTCAATTGCACCAATAGCTTCAGTTGCACCAGGTATAGCCATCTGCTGAATATTGCCTTGTGGATTAACACCTAGCATAGTATTAGCAGATACTTCTGGCTTCTGAGTCATCAATTGAGACATCATGTAGTTCTGCACAGGGTTGGCAGAATACTGTCCAGTAGCAGGATTAAATTGAGTCTGGATACCTTCTTTCTGTGTTGGCAATGCACCAACTACACGACCACTCGCATCAACACGCAAATCACCTTGGAATTTAGGTTGCATCGCAGCTAATGTTTCACGAATCTGAGGTTGTGCAGGATTGCCTGACAAGCGCAAAGAATCTGCCAAAGCTCTGGTGTAGTCAATAGGAGCGTTTAATATTGCTTGTTGATTCTGAGCCGCAGTTATTGTAGGACCACGACCTTCTGCACCTAATGCACGTTGACCCGCTTGCATTGGAGTCGGAGCATACTGCTCTAAGAAGTTAGATACTTCACCACGTTGGCGTCTTTTCTCTTGCATCTCAGAAATGGCACGTTGTCCACTCAAATACTGATCTGGTACTGAGTAGGCAGACTTCAGACCCATTGCAGGATCATTGCTTAACAAAGAGCCAAGCAAGAACTGTTGAGTAGCTTGCTTTTGTAGGCTACTCTTCTCTTCGTCACTAAGACCAGTAAGTGCCGCATCAGACAGCAAACCAAGATTAAACATATAGACTCCTTAGATACCCAACAAACCAAGCAAGCCTTGGCGTGAAGTAGAAGATGATTGCATACCAGAACCACCACCAACATTGAGTCCCAATGCTTGATTGATAATTTGTTGTTGCTCCAACGGCAGGTTGCGGATGGCATCCAACTGTTGTTGTGAGAACTGTTGTTGTTGATTTCCAATGTTTGACAACGCTTGAGCGCCAGCAAAACCCATCTGTTGACCACCTTGAGCAATATTAGCCATCTGACCAGAAGCGCCAAGACGCTGTTGGTTAGCAGTCAAACCTGCTTGTTGGTTAGCCAAATTAGCTTGCAAGAAGTTTTGCTGATTAGCTAAACCTGCTTGTTGATTTAGATTAGCTTGCTGTGAAGCACGAGTATTAATAGCCGCTTGATTAGCCAAACCTGCCTGATTAAATGCAGAAGCACCAAACTGACTAGCTTGATTCTGAGCACCCATGTTAGCAAGATTCATGGCTTGTTGATTACCAGCATTAAACTGGCTCATTTGGTTACGAGCCGCAACATTAGATAATCCAGCTTGTTGTTGGTTTGCAGCATTAAATTGACCCATTTGATTTTGCGCTGCAGCATTAGCTAAATTGGCGGCCTGTTGGTTCATCGTGTTCATTTGACCAACATTAAAATCCATGCTCTGATTTGCAAGGTTTGATTGCAAACCAGTAGCTTGGTTGGCTTGGCTTGCTTGTAAGCCAGTAGCTTGATTAGCACGAGCAGCCTCAAGAGCAGCTTGTTGATTAGCCAAACCAAACTGTCCTGCCAGATTTAAAGATTGTTGTGTAGTTGCAGCATCTTGTGCTTGATTTAATTGTTGTGCTTGCATTTGGCGAGACAAATCAGCTTCGGATGCTTGTTGAGCAGCAGTATAAGCAGCGGCATTTTGTTGAGCCGCCAGTCGTGCGGCATTCTCACCAAATGCACGATTAGTTTCAGCCTCTGCAATACCCTGACGAGATCCACCAAATGCTTTAGAAGCAGTAGCTTGAGCAGATGTCTGTTGTTGTTGCAACTGGCGTGAACGCTCTAAATCTTTTAAGCTTTGCTCAGTTACAGATTGTGTGTATGGGTTCATGTACTGCTGAATGTTTTGATTCAAAAACGAACCAGCTTGTACATCACGAACATTTTCACGGGCTTGAGGAGCAATTTGTCCCAATGCTTCAGAAGTTACATTAGCACCACTTACTCGATCTGATGCAATACGTTCTGCAGCAATACGCTCCGCATTTACATCACGAACTGCATTACGATTTAGTTGAGCCGCTTGTGCTTGAGCAGCCTGACCTGCTGAAGCGCCACCAAACTGTGCGGCTTGACCAGCGGATGCAGCTTGACCAGTAGTTGCTTGGTAACCTCGTTGTTGAGCTAATGCCGCAGGATCAATATTAGCACCACGCATACGTTGTGCTTGTACGTTCTGAGGATTGTAATTGGCTGCTTGTCCTGCAACATCAAAAGCAGCTCTCATGCCTGTAAAAGTCTCGCCCCGTGGATCTGCAAATTGACGGGCAACATTAAACCCCGCTTGTTGATCAGGATTAAAATCTGCAAATTGCCTTGCTTGCAAGTTACCTGCAGTTGTTTGTGATCTTTGTACGTTATTTAAGAACGCATCACGCATTGCAGGGTCAAGCTGCGATGTTTGTTTACTTGAACCACCAGACATAATTACACCTCCGTAGATAGCCAATAATGTGTTGGCTTCATGTTAAATTTGGATACAAAAGTTCTTGACCATCCCCTACGCCCTGTAAGAGTGATCTTTTGGCATCCCATGTGTTCAGCGAACTTTTGAATATGGGGGGTAAGTGTCTCTAGTTCTCCTAGATTACCACCTGCCAAAAATATATGCAAAACCTTCATTCTTGGAAAGTTTTGTACCTGAGTGACAACTGCGCTATTCTCACTAGGCCATAATTGCATCGTACAACTGTCAATACAGTCGGCTACGTCCTGCAAATTATGAGTGTTATCGTATTCTAAAGCAGGTTGTAAGATTTTTTCTACTTTTTGAAAAGATACAACCCATAATGGTAATTTACCATTAACTTTGTACTTTTCATAGTCAATCATCTTAAACTGCCAGGTTTCCCATCAAATCTAATAACACCAACTCGCCAATCAGTTAAATTAACACCTTCAATTCTGGCAGAAACTTGTCTTCCAGTTAATCTAATGGATGTAGGATTTGCCATTGAATATGGTCCATAGTTATATTCAGTAGCATCTGGATAAAACTTTGTACTAAATTTAACTTGCACATCACCCAATGTTTTGTCATCAGGAATAAGACCAGTAATACTCATAGTTCTATCACCAACACCTAACTCAATTGGTCCTGATTCAGCAAAAATTGTATTGGAATCGTAGTTAAATCCAACTTCATGCTCATAAATATAGCTATCAGATGAAACCATCAATGGGTTTGAAAATATTCCACGATCTGTCCCACAAGTCCTTGCCAAAGTTCCAATAGCCCAATGATTCTCACGATAGTTGTAAGAAACGTAAGAATCTACTTCATTTGAACCTGAGCTTGGATAAAACCACCAAATTTCACCAAAAGATGAATTGTGGACACAATAGACTTTTGAAGATTGAGAGACATTGATATTATTAAACACATAGTCAGAAACATCAGAAACTAATGGCTTAATAAATCCATCATAAGTCCAAAATCCAGAACTAGACATCCAAATACAAGTGTTATCAGTTGCAGCTACCGCCTGTTTTGAAATAACACCACAACCACTACCAATTCTGTCAAAACTATAAATGAATGGTGGGCCAATATATGTGGCTGTATGCACATCTACATCTGTAAACAAAATAGTTGCACCACGAATACGCTTGGCACACATTAGTGAACCAATTGTTGTCAACTCAAAGTCGCCTGCTTGATTAGTGGCAGCAGGAGTCCATATAGTATTGTTTTCTTGGTCACACCATGCAATCTTACGTGGATTCCCACTTGCACCTAAAGCAAATAAGAATCGTTCTTGAGTGACAATCAAACCAGTACAACTTGTTGGTGCATTCGTAATAACTGCAGCATCAGAAGCAGTATTTAACTGCCATTCGAGTAACTTCCCATCTTTTGATGAGCAAGCTACTAAATACTCACCCCAAGTATCCATTGACCATGTGGTTGCAGGAACATAAGATCCTAAATCTGGTCTTGCAACACCATACGCAGAAGTGCCATAAGATCCATATCCATAACCAATTTTAAGAATAGCATTGGCATCACCAGTAGTAAATCCAGCTGGAGTTATATCTACTAATGTGCCGCCTTCATTCATGGTATACAAATTTGTATGTGTACCAATTCCGATGCGTCTATTGTTGTTATTGTCTCTCCATGTCAATAGACCTCTAGCCAATCCAGATAGTTGAGTTTCTGAACGCTTTCTCCATCCACCTATTGGACGTAAAGTACCCTCAAACCAACGTATTAAATTTGAATTGTTCCATCTGCCTTTAGATTGATACTCAGTACCATTCTTGTATACGCCAGGGGGGATTTGAAGTGGAATGTAAGCCATGTTTTAGTCTATCATGTAGGTAGGTTAGACACAAAGCTAATTGTAGCAATTAGTGATGCTGTTGAGGGATAATTGCCTGATGCTGGATAAGCTTGAATACTTACCAGAGTGTTATCAGTTTCCCACCATAATTCTACATAATCATTTGTATTCAAACTTAAAAAGTAATTCCATCCAGTTAAAGAATGACCATCGACAGATCCATGCTTACTAGGGATTGCAAAAAAACCAGTTGAACCTGTTACGACAGTACCATTTATCTTAAGCCAAACTCTTACATCGTGATCTTGTGCATCTGTATTCTGAAACTGTCCTGACCATTGCAAATTCCAGATACCAGCTTCAGCAACTGTAATTCTTGAACTGCTTGCTACACTTACACCATTGGCATAATCTGTAGTATTTAATGTCATGGCATAAGCTGTATTAGCCGCTGCAGCCGTCTGGTCTACAGTGCTTTGAAATGCACCATAAGGTATATTTAAATACTTACCACCCATTGGGCCAGTTAAAGACTGTATTGAATTAGTTAGTTTGGCAAAAAACAACCTCAATAGTCCATTGTTTTGATTTTGGACATTTTGAGAATAAGAAGGTCCAGAAGTACCTAAATAAGGTATAGCAGGAATATCTAGTTGTTGTTTGACATTAGCCATTACTTTTTAATCCAAGTCTGCCAAACAGCGCCTGCAGCAACGATTAATCCACCAATCCACAAGACTGGTTGAGCAATTGATGCAATCCAATTCAAAACCCTAACGGCTCCATTTGCAGCATTGATAGCGTCAACAAGACCTTTAGTGTTTTTATCTATTTCATCTACTTTGGCCTCAACAGCCAAAAGTCGATTATAGATTTGCTCGTGGCTTACGTTGCTCATGGTGCATCAGGAAATGTAACTGTTAATGGAAATCCTGATTGGCTTGTAATATCACGCAATGCTTGACGATATGTAGCCCAAGCCGCCTTGTTAACAGGAGCATCATCAACTTGCGTCCAGTCGGAAGCAAGCAACTTTTGATTACGCTCTTGTCTTACAGCATTAGATTGCTCTGATAACAAGTCTTGCATTTCAGATGAAGTCATTTCACGAACATTCCAAACTTGTTCCCATCGTTGGGATTCATTATTAAATGTTGGCGCTGACTCTTCCAGAACTTGCGTCTGTGAGTGCGATGGTTGTGTGCTAAAAAACACACGCTCCATTCCATATTCACGCAAATCATCATCAGATGGATATGCGCTAAAACTTACATTTGGATTTGCTTTTCTCAGATCACCGATTGAGTATGGATATTTCTCGATGGCCTGATTGGTAATTTTTGCAAACATTTTTTACTCCATTTGTTGTTTAAGAACATTTAACATGATCTTTGCTTTTTTCTGCTCTAATTTCTCTGAAGCAAGCAATGAAGTCAATTGTTGAATAAATTCTGACAATTCAGTCTGCTCATCAGATGGCAGTTTTGAAATTTGCTCAAGTGCAATAGTGTAGTTATCAATGTTGATTTGATAGTGCATCACTTCTTGAATACGAGCCTCCAAAGATAAAGAAAGAACTTCTTCTCGTGTTTTTGGAGTGTCTTTTTCTTGACTCATTAATTTTCCTTTGTTTAAACAGTTATTGATGTAGTTGCAACACAATTTCCAGCGGCAGCAGGTAGCGTCCAAGGATTTACATATTTTGTACCAAAACCTGATCCAGACCAAGCATAAGCACTAATAAACGGAGTTGTGTTGTGTGCAACTGCAACAGATGAGCTATCTGTACTAAAGGCTACACCATTACCTGTTGATGCAGGAACTGTTGTTGGATTGGCAAACTTAGTACCGAATCCAGAACCACTCCAAGGGTAAATTGTTACAAATGGAGTTGTTGCATGAGAAATAGCAAGGGCTGTACTGGTTGAATTAAATGCAACGCCACTAGCATTTCCAGTTGGCAAAGTAGCAGGATTAGTAAACTTAGTTCCAAAACCAGAACCAGACCAAGGATAGGCAGTAATAAATGGAGTTGTTGTATGCGATATAGCAACATTTGAACCATTTGGACTAAAAGCTACACCTGTACCATTTCCAGTAGGCAAAGTGGCAGGATTTGTGTATTTAGTACCAAAACCTGATCCTGACCAAGGGTAAATAGAAATATATGGTGTTGTATCGTGCGCAACTGCAACATCATTTCCACTAGGACTGAATGCAACTGCATTACCAGCACCAGTTGGAAGAGTGGCAGGATTAGAATATTTTGTGCCAAAACCCGAACCAGAGAATGGATAGGCAGAAACAAAAGGTGTTGTTGCATGAGCAGCTATAACTGTAGCCCCATCAGGACTAAATGCAACACCATCTCCAGCCCCTGCCAATGCAGTAGCAGGATTAGAGTATTTAGTTCCAAAACCAGATTTAGTCCAAGGATATGCATGAATATATGGAGTAGATCCATTTACTACTGCAATATTGTCTCCAGTTGCACTAAAAGCAACGCCATTTACTGCTGAAGTTAATGCTGTTGCAGGGTTACTAATTTTTGCACCAAAATCATCGCCATATGCGTATGTTGTTATATATGGAGATGATCCATGTCCTACCGCAATGTATTTTTGAGTAGATACTGTGTCGCCAACAGTAGACCACGCTACACCACTTGTAATTGAAGGTGTATATGCGGGTGCTGCATATTTATCACCAAAACCAGATGATGACCATGAGTAAACATTTATATATGGAGAAGCACTCATACCTAGTGCAAGATTTGCATTATCTGCACTAAATTCACAAGATTGAACAGTACCTTCTGGCAATATTGTTGGGTTTGCGAACTTAGTGCCAAATCCAGTTGTTCCATCCCAAGGATAAACTTGAATAAATGGACTAACATTTCCACCAACAGCAAGAGCTGTATTATTTTTATTAAAGGCCACACAATTAGCTACTGATCCTGCTGGCAATGTAGCAGGATTTGAAAATCTAGTTCCAAACCCAGATGCAAAAGTCCAAGGATAAACTGAAACTGTTGGAGATGTATCTTTGGCAAAGGCAATTGAATTTCCATCTGGACTAAACGCTACACCATTACCATTGTCGCCAAGACTTGGTGATGTATATTTTGTTCCAAATCCAGAGCTAGACCATTTCCATGCATTAATAAAACCAGAAGTATCTCCAGCTGTAACAATTGCATCATTGCTTGGACTGAATGATATTCCATTAACTCTATTTGTTGGAATTGATGCAGGATTAGAATATTTAGTTCCAAACCCAGAACCACTCCAAGGATAAACAAATATAAAAGGTGTTACTTGTAAACCAAAAGCTACATAAAGTCCATCTTTTGAAATTGATATAGAGTCTGCAGATCCACTAGATGGCATTGTTGCAGGATTAGAAAATCTTGATCCAAATCCAGATGCAGACCAAGCATAAGCATCAAATGCATTTGATCCAGTTCCAGTTGCAACAATTACTGCTGAGTTATCAGGAGTAAAAGCTACTGCATTGCCAGTAGTTCCTGGAGGCAATGTAGCAGGATTTGAAAACTTACCTTTAAATCCACCAGAATTCCAAGAGTAAGCAACAATAAAAGGAGATTCATCTATCGCCAATGCTAATGCTTTAGGTGCAAGGTTGGATGAACCAGCCGCTAATAAAACATCACGAGTTGTCATTTAACATCCTTACCCAAAAGTAAGCCTGTCCATGTAGTGCCACCATCGTGGGTAAAGAAACCTAAAACATCACGCCCTGATGTTGTAAGAATCGGAGCAGAACCTGATGCCCATTTCGTTCCACTCCACCAAGTGATAGTTGCAGAACCGCCATTTGTAAGATCAAGAATAGCAGAAACAGCAACACCACTTGTTGGGACATTGGAAACAGTCAATGTAGTGTTTCCAGAAATAGTACGAGTAAAATAGTTACCAGTTGCCAAGTTAAGATCACTTGCACCCATTGTTACTCTTGTCTCTCTTGTGCCAATAAAAGTTGGGGTAGTAGCAAGAGCAACAACAGTACCAGAACCAGTTGTTGAGTATGAAGTACCCCAAGCTGAACCAGTTGAATTTGCAATCCCAGAGCCAGGATAAACCTGCGCAGTAGGAGTTTGTGAAACCCACGCAGTACCATTTGAGGTTAGAACATTTCCATTTGATCCTACTGCAGTTAAACCAGTACCACCATAAGCTGCAGCTAACGCAGTTGTTAAACCAGTAAGTGATGTAATATCACTATTAGCACCAGATTTAGCGGCACTTAGAGCTGTTCTAGCAGCAGTAGCTGTAGCACCACCAGTACCACCTTTGGCAACTTTAAGTACTGGACCAGCATCAAACAAAGCATCAATGGTATCTAAATCGGTATTTAATTTAGTTCCCCATGAATCTGTAGAAGCGCCTACCTCTGGTTTGGTAAGACCTAAGTTTGTGGTTGTGGTATCAGCCATTTTTTACCTCATGCGGCAATTTGCCAAGATTGACTATTATCAGAAATTTGAGACCAAGACTCGCTATGATCTGAAATTGTTTCCCAAGATTTTGATGTGTCAGATGCCGCATTCCACGTTTGTGAATTATCGGATACACCTGTCCATGATTCAGAAATATCAGTTTCCGTCTGCCACTTAATAACCGCATAAACACTTGCGCTAGATGTAGCATCAAATTGAACTGAGGCACTCTGAATTCTTTGACCATAAATGGATGCATCACTAACAGCATCCATTGAAACTTCTGCAGACAAAATCACCGATGAATCTACAGTCATCGTTGCTTCTGACGCAACAGTAGCAGATACAAATGCTACTCTTACTGCGTCAACAGAAACACCTGATACACAACTAAATGTTACAGCACCATTTGTTAACTGTTGAGAACCAATTGAAACGCCACTTTGCGCTGCAAATGTTACTGCACCAGTAACTACAGTTCCAGAACTAATTACTACAGAACTGGAGGCCGAAAAAACGACATCTCCAA